TATGCCGCCATCGCAGGAGAAATAAATGACTCAGATTCCTCTATTCCAACCACCGAGTGAGTGGACACCACCAGAGAAGATACCAGATTTATCTGACGCTAAAGAAATAGCTATTGATTTAGAAACTTGCGATCCAAGTATTAAAACAAAAGGACCTGGGTGGACTAGAGGCGAGGGCTTTATTGCTGGCGTTGCTATTGCTGTTGAAGGTTGGAAAGGTTACTTTCCTATTAGACATGAGGGCGGTGGTAACTTTGATGAAAAAATAATTAAGAGACAAATACAACGGATCATGGACCTTCCATGTGATAAAGTATTTCATAATGCCGCTTACGATGTAGGTTGGCTACGTTGGTGGGGTGTAGAAGTAAAAGGTAAAATTATTGATACTTTAGTTGCAGCACCTCTCATAGATGAAAATAGATTTCG